ATATTCAGGGTACTTCAGTTTCATAGCTTGAATAGCAGCCTGTTGACGCTGCTGTAATGCTAATTGCTGTGTCTGACCATACGTCTGTAAACCTTGCTGATACGCCTGACCTGATGCACCATAACCTGCACCTAGAGCACCAATGATATTTTGAAATGCAGACCTTCTAGGGCCTTGTCTACCTAAACCAGTAGCTAAAGCAGCAGCAGCACCTAATAGACCAGCAATGTTAGATTGTTTAGATAGCGCATCAGCTTGTGGCTGTCCTAGCAAACCTGCATATAATGGGTTATTAACTCCAAATACATTAGGTATGCTTTTAGGAATGTACTCACCTATGGTACTTGCACTAGGAATGTAATCAGTTATAGAACCTCTATTTGCAATAGGAGCAGAATCAACTGCTGCTTGATAATTAGGCGGTTGTGCCTGACGTCTATCGTAGGCTTGTATTTGTGGTCGTAGTGGATCAAATTTAAAGTAATCAAGAAAATCAGCTTTTCTTGGCTTTACACCTTGCGAACCGTACAGATCACCATAAAATTCTTTTATTTCTTCAGGAGTGAGTGCCATACATTACCCCAATAACGAAATTTGTTGTGGACGGATGACAGTCTGATTTTGTGGGTTCAATAGGCTCATGTAATCCATTTGTCCAACTGGGCCACGAGATATTTGACCCTGTGGAGCCATTTGCATTTGCTGTTCTGGAGCCATTAAGTCTCTAGCTAAACCCATACCTATTTGTGACGTAGTTGGGTTTGCGTTCATAAATTTATTTATGCCACCAATATCACCCATTAAGCCAGAGCCACCAGCAGATAATCTTTCCATAAAAGTAGGAGCAGCACTTTGAGTAACTTGACCTAAAGAACCAGGTACAAATGATGCTGTTGAACCAGGTAAGCCACCAAATCCACCAGCAAACGAGCCACCAGCAGCACCCATAGCACCGCCCATCAATGCACCCTTTAATGGGTCTTTATTAGTCAATGCACCAGCTCCAGCACCCACAGCCATGCCGATTAACATAGGATTACCCATTATTTACCCCCTTGTGGCGTAGCAGTCTGTACCGTCTGCGTACCCTGTGGAACACTAGAGAACAGATTAGCAAATTGGCTTAACTTCATCTGCGGTAAGTTCTGCTGGAAATTAAAGCGGTTCATTGCATCTTGCAGTTCAGCAGCACTCTGAGCCTCTCTAGCACCGCCTACACTCAATAAACGCTGTATGTCTGCATAATCAGCCTGTGCCATCTGTGGAGCAGCACCAACAGCCGCCATTTGACGAGCACGTTCAGCCTCAGCACTCTGATACGCTAACTGACCACCTTGTTCCGCTAATGCGCGAGCGAATACATCCTGTGCCTGACCTGCTTGCTGACCCATAGCACCTGAACCATATCGACCAGCAGACGCAGCCTGAGATTGTAGATTCTGAATGTTTCTAGTGAACTCCTCACCAGCTAAACGATTCGTCTGCCCTAAAGCACCAGCTAGGAATGGATTAACGCCCCTACCTTGAATCGTAGCTAACGTCTCTGCCTGTGCTGCACCTGTCAGCGGAGAACCTGCTATAGCTCGTTCCTGAGCCATCTGTAAGGCTTGCTGAGTCTGCGCTGATGGAGATACGTAAGTTTGATTAGGGAAGAAAGTAGGAGCCTGAGACTCGTACAGCCGTTTGCCTTCTTCTAGCCCATAAGTTACATACGGCTTGATACTTGGATCAATACTCGTAGTTGTTGTACTCTCTTGAGGAGCACCGCCGCCACCGCCCATATTACACCTCACAAATCCATAGTTTAGGACGGAATCCGTATTGAGCCGCCCTCTTACTCCAACCACGCCTATGGCTAGAAAATGTTATGTTTTTTACCTTAGCCTCTGCTGCCATGCCTTTTATGTATTTTAAGGCATTTTCGACAACATCATAACTATTTTCTAACGAATAAGCTGCCCATAAATGCAGGGTTTCACCTTGTGGCTGCAATACAAAGAATCCAGCATAGTGGTTGTTCTCTATCAGCACAAACAACAGACTCTTTTGGTTAAAACAGTCCGTATATACATCTTCAATAATCCAGTTTTCTGGACTCCTACTTTTAATCTTCTCTAAACCAGGCTTAACACTAGCCCACCATTGTCTTAAATTCTGTGGATCAATAAACCTGTATTCCATTAACCCACCACAATGTAACCATACGTTTTATTAGCCGTACTATTAGCCCAATGACTAACAGTTGCTTGCCCTATTTGTTGCGCTGAAACATATATATTTTCTGAAGCATTAGGAGAAATGTAATTCATAGTAGTAATAAGTGATGCCGTACTTGGCCTAGTCGGACTAGTTCCAGCGTCATAATGTTGGAGGCTGATTGTTGCATCAGGAGATGACCAATAAAGTTGAATGTAATCATCCTTAGCTAACTCTATAAAATAATTCCATCCTGTAATAGTGTGACCATTAATACCGCCGTGACTAGATGGAATTCCAACTAATCCAGCCGAGCCAGGAACATCAACACCATTTTTTCTTATCCAAATAGTAATATCGTGTTGCTGTGTGTCAGTATTTTGAAACTGACCAGACCATTGGAAATTATAAATACCTGCATTTCTAACATTCATCCTAGAACTATTCGATAGATATACCCCATTACTGTAGTCAGTCGTATCTAACGTCATTGCTGTAGCAGTGTTAGCCGTTAAAGATTGATCTGCAAGGCTCTGAAACGCTCCATACGGTGTCGAATCAATAAATGCAGCAGCAGATACAGGAGTAAAGAATATTAAGCTCTCATTGCCTATACGACCATCGTATAAGGTAGTTGTTATTGCATTTCCTGTAGCTAAAGTAATCCTGCCAGTATTATTCGTCTTACCGTCCATTATTCCACGCACTACCTCAGAGACTTGACGCTGGTCTGCTCCAAATACAGGTAATGTACGAAACTGAGCAATTCTAGTCATCGAGTACCCTGCTGAGTAATGTCAATTTCGCAACCTACTAGCGTTTCCCAATTCAAGCTAGTCGGAGATACTTTAATACGATGGTAGTTACCGTTAGACCTCAACCCGCATCTATTCTCTGCATCTGGTGTCGATGCCGTACCGAATTCGACTTGATCTGTGAGTAATGTTCGGCTGGCAACTGCAACCGTTCCTGTGCCATTATCAATAATAGGTTTTGCCAATGTAATAATAGAACGTCCAATGTCTATGTCTCCAGATACGACATAACCAGATTTAAATGCGCCAGAGAAAATAACAATCTTCTGGCCTCTAACACCCACGAAAATAAGCTGACCACCAGCCCAAACCTTAGAATCAAGCGGTATATCTAACAAGTCTATATTGTTGTTGTAGTCATCTATCTGCTCAAGTGTGGCACTAGGTGTCAGACCATATGATAGAGAAACTACATCAGTCGTTCCATAGCTCCATTTATTCAAATCAATAGAATAAAACAGCAGGTAACGACCACCAAAGCTATTAGTAAAGTTCCAAATAACTAATTTACGCACTGGATCAACGGTAGCTGACATTTTGGTAGGAATTTCACTCAAAATACAGTTGTCGAAGAACCAACGATTAACCTTTTCTAGTCCAATGTTCTTAACCGACTGACCATCGCACATATAAAAGCCATCATCCGATAGAAAATAAGTCAATCCACCGAATTGCGTAATAGAACCGTTAGAAATACAGCCTAAAGTACGAGAAATAGCGTCAAACTGGAAAAAATACGGACTACCAGAATAGCTCATCCGGTAAATAGCGCGTTCTAGGAACACTAAGCCATACTCACCACCAGCTAAACCAGTAATATCACCACCATCAGGGATAACCTGAGAGTCAGACTGAGACGCAGCAGCAGGAGTCCAGTCAGTCTCATCGTTAATATCCGACCAGTAAACCTTATTCTCCTCACCACCTACATTAGCAGCTACTACAAAGTCTCTAACTACCGTTACGTACTTAGCAGCAGGAGCAGCAGCAGCTAGATTACCGAAGTAAGTAGATGAACCTAAGTCGTAAGCCTGTAGAACGTCAGCACCATTGGCTAAGATCATCTTAGAGCCGTACTGAGTAACATCCCATGAATCAACTACCGAATATCCTGCCGTAGTTAAAGCATCCAATGAGGCATCACTAGAGTCGAACTTATAAATCTGAGTAGCACCAGCAGCAAATAGAGTGGAAGCACCAGCAAACTTACCTGCAAAAGTAACCAGTAAATTTTGACCAGCATTGTCAGAATAGTCAGCAGCATCTCGTAGTGGGGCATATCCGTTAGTAACAGGGTAAACATTAACCGCATCCATCACAGCACCAGTAATACCAGGCTGATCTGGCAACCACTCACCGAAGATAATCTTTTGCTTTGCCATTACTGTCTAGTCCATGAAGTTGCTGCCGTTGATTTCTGCTGCCATACGTTAGAAATAGGAGCAATTAAATCCGCATTAGTGTAGCCATAATCCCAGTAACCATAATCTACGTAACCTGCACCTGTATCAGTCCACGTACTCGATCTAGCTGTGACATTTGACCACTCATAACCAATAATGTCACCAATTACACCTACTGTCGCATTACCGCTAAACGACATTGGAACATCAAATACACCTGTTCCTATTACATTAACAGCCGCATTTCCAGTAACACTAGCAGAACCACCAACCGTATAGTTACCTATCGCCGATACTGCTGCATTACCTGTAATAGCTGCCGTACCTACTAATACATTAACTACATTTAGTTCTAACTGAGCATTACCAGTAATACTAGCAATGCCTGTGAATATCTTTGAACCATTAGCAACGACTGTAGCTGTAGCCGTTATAGAAGCACTAGGTTCTATAGGCTCATTCTCACAATAGCCAGCAACCCAGTAGCCCTTAACTACATATAGATCAGGTACGCATAACGCTGTTACCGTCGCATTGCCTGTGATTGATGCTGAACCTAATACAAAATCTGCTGCTCTTGCTGTTACTGTAGCTGTACCAGTTATAGAAGCTGATTCGCTTATATCCTCGTTTTGACAGTAACCTGCAACCCAGTAACCCTGCTGTACATATAATTCAACTGGCCCAATTGCCGTTACGGTAGCCGTAGCTGTGATAGATGCCGAACTACCTGTGTCCTCGTTCTCACAGTAACCAGCATCCCAATAGCCAGCCGTGACATATAGCTCTGGAGCAGTTAAATCACCGTCACCATAGCCATATACCCAGTAGTCGTAATCGACATAATTAGTTGCCATTTACCTCTACCCACGCTTGAGTTTCCTCACTCCATGAGTACATCTCTCCATCGGTAGGCATCGCAACTGGTGCTTGCCATTGTGCATTAGCGTCTAGCGTCCAGCTTGCATAAGGCTTAGGAGCCACAAACGCATCTATATCTGCTTGGTATGTGTAACCAATGCCAGCAAAGTTTTTGCGAAAAGATTTTGATTGATTTGCTGATGGTGTTCCATCCTGCTGATAATGAATTCCACCGTAAGTGTTATATGACGTTTGCTTGTACACATCTCCAGTGCGTTCAGTTAGTTCATCCTCTTTGCCGTCATCTTCATCCCTACCGACAGTCACAAAAATGACGATATTGTTTTTGTTTAACTTTGCAAAATGACTCATG